ACAGGAACGTCGTGAAGCGATTGCTGGCGGCGTAGCGGGGGTGTGATCCGGCGCGGCGAATCTCCCGCGTGCTGACGTTGAAGTCGCTTGTCTGTTCGTAGGGGTTGGCTTGGTGAATCCGGCAGGCAAACAGCGTGTTCTTTTCCCAGCCCTGCCCCGGGTCCACGACCTCCACAGTTCCGTAGTCGAGGGCCACCCCAGCCTGCGCACCACGGAAATCAGTCAGCGGGCGTGGGGTAGTCGCAGCGGCGTTCCACCATGCAATTCTGGCCGACGACGCTTCCTTGACGTTCGTCGGGTAGTTCATCCCGTCGCTCTCGTTGATGACCCAACTGTCCGGGCAGTTCCGCAGGTTGATGCGAATGACGGGGTGGCGGAAGTTCCCTTGGCGGACATAGGGCACGTCCGTTGCCGTGCTGCGTCCGCCGCGACGATTAACAGTCGTCCGCTGCTTGAGGGATGGCTTCAGCGTGACGAGGATGTACGGCTGGTCGGTGCCAAGACCGTAGACGGGGCAGTCTTGCCGGGTCCATTGCGTGGCCGATGTCGAGAGCAGGCCCGTATTGAGCCAGACGCTGATCTTGGAGTAGTCAGGCCAGTACACGTCCGCCCGGCGTTCCGTTGTCCGGCGATACCGCTGGGAGACGCGAGTGCTACCGGAATATCCGTAGACGACAGTGCTGCCAGACGCCTGCAATCCTGCGTACTGGTTATTGCCTGCGGCGTTCGCGCCGGCAGTCGGATGCCCATTCCAGTAGTCAGGCCCCTTGAGGTTGTAGACCTCCCAGCCCGTGCGAGAGAACGCATACAGCGTCGGCGTCGGACCTCCAGATGGGACCGTGTAGCCAGTCTCCGTGAACGGCCCGAGCCGGAAGCCGTTGGACTTGGCGGCGAACCGAAGCGTGGCAGATGCCCCGCTCCCGGTCCCGAGCGTTGTCCGTAGCGGCATGGAGGCCGTGAACGTGTTGGTGTTCGGGTCAAACGTGGCGTCGATGGACTGAATCGTGGTGTTGCGGCGAAACTGCACGGTGTAGGTCACGCCGTTGGTTGGCGTAAACGACCGGTTGAGCGTGACGGTGTTCGTCGCCCTATCAACAGCCGTTACCCGAACCGGCGGGTCGGCGTCAGAGTTGAAGCCCGTGGCGCGTGGACTGATTGTCACGAAGTCGCCGCGATCAACATTGGCCGCATTGCCGACCACCATGGTGGTCTGGGATGTGCCGGCTGGGGCCGTATAGGTAGTCATGGCCACCAGCGGGGAATCGACATACAGAATCTTGTTGCCGTCTAGGCCGTCTGTAGTTCCGTATGTTTCCGTGGCCGTCAGAGCGCCGTACTCGCTGACCGTGGGAGTGGCCGTCTCAACAAACCCCTGCACCCCCGGGTCCGTTTCCAGCACGCCCACGCCGCGAAAGCCAGAGCCGATCTTGTCGTCTGCGATGATGACGTTCGGGGCGGTCTTGTAGTCTGCCCCGCCGTCGATCACCTCGACCCCAACGATGCTCCCCGACTCCACGATAGCCTTGGCTCGCCCGGCGCGTGCCGGACTGCCACCGGCAATCGTGATGGCTGGCGGCCCCCAGAACGAGCCGCCGCCTGCCGTCACGTCGATCCGCTCGATGAAGTACCCTTCGCCGTGGGCCGTGATGGAGGGAGTCGCTGTTGGGGCATCCAGCCCCATCTCGACGCCGATGTTGGTCAGCAAGGTGGGCCGATACATGATCGGCTTGGCACCGTGCCCGTAGAAGATGAACAGCCGCCCGTGCCGGTCCTCGGCCACGGACATGTTGCTAATCTTGGTCAGGCCGTTGGGCGACAGCGGCTGCTCGTTGATAACGCGAGACTGAAGCGGCAAGCCACTTAGGCGGCTGACCATCCACACATACTCAAGCGGCGTTTCGCCGGCTGCCTGCTGGGCGGCCGTCAGTTGCCGCTCGACCTGCACCTTCTGGAAGATGAAGAAAATGTCCGGCTCGCCAAAGGGCGTGTCCTTCCGGTACAGGCCATAGATCGGCTCCTCGTTGTAGGTGCCGAACAGTTTGGACATGCCGTCCCGCGAGATGAGCATGCCCGGACGGCGGGGCTGGAGATTGACCAGTGCCCGGAGTTCGCCCCTTCGCAGCAGATACTGCGACGACTCCTCGTTGTATCCAAGCCACTGATTGATCTTCATGGCGTCAGGTCAGGTCCGGCAGGATTGGGGAGTGCCAGCCCTGCGTGCGGGCGGTCCCAGCCACGACCCTCGACGGCCGTCCGCTCATGGGCGACACCACGTCGTTCTCCATGGCGATCTTGAGGTCGCGTTGGAAAACCACGGACGGCACGTCGGCTGGCTTGCCGGCCAAGCGGGCGTACCACATGTCGCACGCAGACAGGATCGCCGTGTACATCTGCGGCGAGGCGTCGATGGGATCGCTGATGGAATACTTGGTCAGGGCTGCTGCGGTGGCCGCCGCGTCAATGGTCATCGCCGTGCTGCTGACCCGGGACGCGATCTTCCGCTCGGCAATAAACGGCTGGAGCGAGCCAATCGGGTCCGCCTCCGATGTCGGAGTGCCGAACCGAATCACGCTCCCGGCGATGTCCTCGGGGAACGCCGTGCCCGTTCCGGTGACTGCGGTGCCGCTGCTCTCCACCGTGCCCTGCCGGCACAGCCTCTCATACCCCATGTACTTGATCGTCTTGGGGGTGTACCGGTAGGTGTAATGAACCACCGTCGAGTTGGTGGGGACTCCCACGAACCGGACCTGATACCGGTCTGGATTCGTGTCGGAGCGCATGACGGTGTAGTAGTACGGCTCGCCAGCACCTCGGGTGTTGATCTCCAGACGCTGCCACTCCTGCGGCGTGATGTAGCAGTGCAGGGTGCCTACCGTGTTGGTCACCAGAGCGTCCACGTCCTTTAGGTCGGCAGGCAGGTCATAGTAGGTCTGCGGGAAGACCGTGATCCCCGAGGCACTGATCGCGGCGACGTGATCGAGCGTGACCGTGTTCCCGCTCACGGCCGTGATGCGGACGGTGGTCGGGAAGTATTGCGGCGGCACCTCAAGGATGCGTCCCACCACCATGCCGGTAGCGTCGGCTGCCGTGACCTGATTGCTGCCTGCCGTGATGGTTACCGTGGTGGAAATCTGGTTAGTGGTGAAGAAGTTGGTCTTGGTGTGCCAGAGCCAGTCCCGAATCTGCATCACCTCACGGACGCCATGGATGATGGCCTGCCGGACGACCTTGTGTTCGCCGTCTTGGGCACCCCCACCAGACGAGGTGAGCAGGTAGTCCACCAAGTCCTGTGCGGTGTTCATTCCTTCACCTTGCGGGCGTACTTAGCCACGACGAGTTCACGCAGTTCGCCCTTCTTCATGTTGGGATTGTTCCTCCGCTCGACGGCCATCATCTCCCGTGTCAGCCGCTCGCTAAGTGGCTTCGACTTGGGGCGGGGCATCTGCTGGCCCTTGACGTTGACGGCACCCGTGACGGTCAGGTTCCGCTCCATGGCGACCCGCTTCACGTCCGCAGTGCTGTCCACCCACGCCGCCGGGTCAGAGGGGCCGCGATGGTCGGCCAGCGAGGCGGCGTAATACTTGCCGGACGGGTTGATGCCAGCCCGTTTAGCCAGCGTCACGACATTTCTGGCGTGATCGGGCGGCATGCTGTCGAGTTGCTGGTTGTTGTACCGCCCCTGCATGTACGCCCTGTCGGTCCCGCTTACCCCCGGGGGCTGTCGGAGGGCGCACATCTCGGCCCACTTGTGTGAGTACCCCTCGGATAGCAATTTCGCGTACAGGTCTTCCGCGTCTCGGCCTGCCTTGCGGATGTGGCTTGGAACGTCGCTCATGGTTTTGGAGATACCTAAGTGCCCGCCTGATCCCGATTACGTCATCACCCAACGTGGCTAACGCCCTGTTGCACCCGAGGCACAGCAGGCCGCGCACCGAACCGCTCTTGTGGCAGTGGTCAACGCAGTGGCCCGCCCGCGTCCGACATAACTCACACTTCCCCCTGTTCTTGGCCCAAAGGGCCTCGTAGGCTGCTAGGGTTATCCGGTAGCGTGCCCACAGGTTGGCCTGCTTTTTCCGCAGTTTGGCGTCCATTACCCGGGCGGCTGGAGTTCTTCCGGTATCTGCGGAGGGGCCGGAAGCCCCGGCGGACCCGCCCCTGCCGCCGCAGCCTGCTCGTCAGTGGGAGGGAACTGCGGCGGCGCGGCGACAGGAGCGGGCGGCGGTGGAGGCGGAAGGAGATACGGAGAGGGGTCGATGTCGAGGCTGTCCGCCCAGTCTCGCATCAGGGCGTTGAACGGATCGACCATGCCCGAGCCGGCCAGTTGCGACAGGATCGGGGAGAGCGTCTGCACGGCCAGTTGCATCTGCTCGACGCGGGTGGCCTTGTTCGGCTTGCGGGCACTGCCGGCCTCGACGCGATACAGCAGTTCCCGGGTCAGCCCCACGATGTCGCGGCCCTGAACGTGCTGCGCCCACGCGGCTGCCCCTAATGGGCCGAGTACCGGGAGAACGTCCTGCGGCTCCAGCAACCAGCGTGCGGCCAGTGCCTCGCGCCGGGAGAGCAGGGACATGCAGTCCTCCAACTCGTTGGCCATGTTGTCAGGCCGAACCGAGATGTTCTCGTTCTTGATCTGGGCCTCGGCAGCCGACCGGAACATCGAGCGGGTATATCCGTAGACGAGTTCCGACAATCCAGTCCGCTGGGCGAACATGTCCGCCACGGCAGAGATGATGTCCCAGAGGTCTTTGGTGACCTGCGGCATCTGAAAGACGCTAATCACGTCCTCGATGCGGCGGCCCAGCAGTTCGGAGAGTTCAACGAACTTGAACCCGCCCTCGGCCGGGGCCATGATCTGGTCTTTGATCGTCTGGTCGGCGGCCTTCTGGACGGCCACAATCGTCTCGCAGGACGTGGCAATCCGGGTGGCCAAGAAACTCATCGCCCAGTTCAGCAGCCGCAATTCCCCGATGGCCGGGCGGATATGGCTAATCGGCCACGCATATCCGGGCTTCCAGTGGAAGGCCAGCGGAGTGAACGGCCAGCCGTTGGGGTCGGCGTAGAACGGGATCGGCCACGCTGTCCGGGCGAGCAGGCTCTGCGGCACGCCCAAGTTCTCGTCAATCTCCTCCTCCAGCACGGAGGGAGGGACATTCAACGGGTACTCGACGCCCTCGCAGATGACCAGATAGACATGCTTCCCGAGGGAATCGAACACGCCCCGGTTTTCCTTGGGGGAGTCCTTCAGTCTGTCGCCGGCCCCGGTCTTCGACCAAATCTTGTAGAAGGTGATGAGTTCGTTGGTGTTCTCGACCTTCTTCTTGCCACGCGGCTCCCGCCCCAGCGAGTTCGTGTCCTTGTCGAGATGCTTCCGCAAATCCTCGACTGGGATGCCGTAGGTGTCCGCCACCTCTGCCATGGGCCGCACGCACTTCTTGGCGCACCAGAGCATGTCGTCGGCGTTGTCGAAGTCCGGGTCAATCAGCAGGTTGTCTACGGAATCGTAGTAACTGCCGATCATCCGAATGGGCGGACGCTGCTGGTCGCCTGAAGTCTCCAGCACCGTGAGTTCGGTCCAGAAGACACCCATCCCCTTTATCATCGCCTCGTTGACCACCTTGCGGGCCTGCCGCTTAAGGTCGAGTTCTTGGGGCGTCCAGTTCAGGTAGCCCTCCAGCAACTTGGCGGCGATCTTGCGGCCCTGCTTGGCCTCCTCCTCCTGCATCGCCACTTCGATGATCTGCTGCTGCTCGGGAGTCGGCTGGCCTGTTGGGCTAAGTGGGCCATCAAGGCCGAACGCCGAGACAGGCAGTTCGGGCGGCTCCATCACCGTGACCGTGCGGACGGGGTTCCGGTGGTAGATCACCGAGGCGAAGATTTCCACCAACTCAAACACCTTGTTGAGTTGCATGCGGAAACTGGGCGGGGCGATGGAGGAGTTGTACCCACGCTCCCCACGGGCGTAGGCGTCCTTCCACATCCAGTTATGCTCGCCGTCATAGAACTGGGCGGCTTCCTTGGCGTCCTCGGCAAAGGGCTTCTTGTAGTCCTGTGCCGCCTTGAGTTTCTTCACCCAAGTGGCCACGACCTGCCGCAATGGATTACTAGACGGCAGTTTTTCCGCCACTGGCCACCTCGCTTATCGCCCGGACTTTTGGGCTTCTGCGGTGTTTTTGGTCGCGGCAAGGGCGTAAATAGCCTTGGTCATGTCGGACAAGTCCCACGCCCCGAGTTCGTCCCAGCCGTGGTCCCCGTGAATGGCCGGGTCGTCCCTGTGGTGGACGCTGTGCTGCCAGACGATGCCGTTGGGCGTGAACACGGACACGCTGATCGTCGTGTCGCCTACGCCAGTGACCACCGCAGCAGTCGGGTCGGTGAACCCCCGCAGGTCGCGGCTGAACAGAACGATGTCACCGACGCGGACGCGGGGCGGCTGCCAGTCAGTTGAGGCCATAGGAAGACCCTCCTTGTGGCCCCAGATATACATATGAGCCTTGTTCGGCTGTCAGCCGTTTTTTGCGTTCCTGCTGCCACTTCACCCACCACGGGTCCGGCTCCTTGTACTGCGGCGGCGGGGTGTGGTAGTGCGGCCGGTATGCACACAGGTACTCAAGACACTGACTGATATGCACCTCGCCCTTGGTGTTCGGGCGGTCTGTGACGATGGCCGTTCCGCTAACGTAGTTGACCAACTTGCGGTAACGCTTCAGTTCCCGCTCTAGGTCAGGGCAGGCCCCACGCAGGACGCGGAGGATGGGCGAGCCGTTGGGGCGGATGTGCAGGGCGTTCCGGGTGGACTCACACCGGGCGATGATGTCGTCACAGCCGGCCAAGAACGAGGCCCCGGTCACCGCGCTGCGGATGCCGCGATTGACCAGTTGCTCCGTGTACTGCTCGACAGGCAGCCGGCCCGAGCCGATGTCGCGGAGCCGGCCACCGTGGGCGTCGATCAGGAAGGCGTGGAAGTGCCAGCCCCGGACCTTCTTCTCAAACTCCTCCCCGAATATCTGGGCGTTGCACTGCCGCAGATACAGTTGGTCATACAGGAGCCAGTAGTCCTCGGTGGGCGGGACGGCGGCGAACAGGACGGCCGTGACGGCATGGCCCGGGTCGATCACAGCGTAGCGGGTCCACTCCCGGGGAATCTGGCCGTTGGGCAGTTCCTCGCGGTCCATGCCGTGTATCCGCATGTCGAAGTTCGGGTACACCAACACGGAGTCCGTGATGAAGTCGCCCTCCGCACGCATGCGTAGCACGTCCTCACCGATGGCCGCCCACCGCTCGATGGACTTCTTCTTCTCGGTGTTGTCCAGATAGGGGTTGTCGAGGAACCGCAACTTGAACTGGCGGATGCTCGACTTCTCGCCCAGAGCCTGCTCGCTTGCGTCGGCTCGCTCCTTCAGGCCAAGAAGGGCGTTATTGGTGCTATGGGGCATGGCCGACCACTGGAACTTTCCACGCCGGTCCACGATGCGGGCGAGAAGTTCGGGCACCCAATTTTCGTTGTTGATGTCCTCGTCTATATGCACCCGGTCAGCCTGAAAGCCCTGCACCGGCTCGCCCTCGCTGGAGAAGAAGTGGATTTCCCAGCCGTTATGCAGCGTGCAGGACTGCATGTAGTTGGCACTCTTGAGTACCCAACTGGTCTTCTTGATGAACCGGGGCGGGATCAGCGGAGGGGCTGGCTTGGTTTCCGCCCGGCGGTGTTCGTCCGTGGCTGGGTTGTAGGCCCGCCACTCATTTGTCTGCTCGTCGCGGATGATGCGGAACGCGCCGGCGCGAAAGAGATAGGGCACAACGGTCAAACCGATGTGCTTCCAGTCCTTGCCGACGATGACCAGAATCCCGTTTTCCTTGGGGTACTTGTTGTACGGGTCTTGGCCGGTGGCGGCCCGGGCGTCCTCCACGAAGGTGCAGAGGCTCTTACCGGAGCGGTTACCTCCGATAACGAGGACTTCACTCGCCGGGCAGGCGTGGATCGCCTCCTGATTCGGGTTCGGGCGGTACAGCCGCAGGGCCTCTAGTTTTCGCTCGCGGAGTTCGCTTTGGAGTTCCTTGAGGCTGTCCCGCTGAAACTGGGTCAGGGAGGGCAAAGAGGGGATGGCCGGCGGCTGCGAGGCTGGATGCTTCTTCCGCCGCTTGGGCTGCGAGGAGTTGGGGGTCTTCCGCTTTGACATTGATCGTCGTTCCCTTGTAGGTGGACACGGCCTGCTCAAACCGCTTATTCAGTTCCTGCTCCAGTTCCTCCTCGGA